CATTGACGGGGCGCACACTACACACGCACGAGGACCGGCAGCGCATCCCGTCCCCGCCGTGCTCTTGGCGCCGGCCCGTGACCCGTGGTTTAAGAGCAGCAGCCTAGCCCAGCGGGCCGAAAGCCTAGCGCTTGAGCTACCGCCACCACAGGTCCCCGACGGGTACAGGGGCCGAGAAAGCGTAGGACTAGCCAAAGGCGACGAGAGGGCTACATGGATTTATTACATAGATCAAATACAACGCCGTTGGCCCGCACCACTAACAGCAAGCGATCTAGGCAGAATCACGGGGGCGCCGGTCCGTTGGTGCTATGCAATGCTTGAGGAATGGCGAGCGCTATTGAGCAAGGGCATATCAGAAGACCAGCGTAGAGGGCTAGCGCTCAGTTTAAGCGCAGAAGCGGAAGCGATAGCACGGGAAGCCTTGGCGCTTGTTAGTGGTTCAGAAGACGAACGAGTTAAAGCCGGCGCTTTAAAACTAGCGCTTGATGCACTTGGACGGCGCCAAAGTTTGGCCGGCCTAGATAAGATCACGTTAGAAGCCAAAATCGAACAAAAAGCCACAAATTGGACCGAACAAGCGGCGGCGGCGGGGCTCAGTGCGGACGAGCTCAGACAAATTGGAGACATAACAAGCCGAGCCTTGAGCCGAAAATCTGAAAACTAAAAAAGTTAAAATCCTAACATTCAATAACAGTTTATTATCGAAAGTTAGAAAAATAAAAAGTTTTTAAAGAGGACAAAATGCAAGTGACAATAAGGCCAAATCTTAATAAAAATCAGATAATTACAGTACACAAAGGACGCCTTGGCAAGGTGGAGTCTTATAGAAAAGCCGTATCAATACGCTGCACTAATACAGTAATAAGGCCCGCCGGCCATGCCAGAGCGAAAGCGGGCTTGAAAACAGTGTACGCCGGTTTAATCGGGGAGTTGATAGATGAAGTGGTGCCCGTACAGCCGGACAGTATAGAGATAACATACCGCCCCCATTTAGGGGACGATACATTTAAAGTGAACGGCGAAGAATACACGGGCGGCGGTATTGTTACCGGCGTAGGGTGGCGCTTCTACTTAATAAAAATGTAATGTTTACAGCTAGATAAAAAGAAACCCCCGCCGGCAAAAACCAACGGGGGCTCTTTTACTGAGTCCCTAGCCAAGCAAAAACCCGACTAAGGCCCTGTATTGTTGCATTTAAAATGCTCTCTCTCACCTTTATGTTTGTCTCAATAGCTATAACGATTGAGCCGGCGCTTGTGTGATCAGTTATTTTTAAACTTTTTATTGAAAGCTTTACCCGCTGCTTTGTTCTCTTGATCAATAAAAGCTATATTTTCGCTTGTAAGCCCGTTTTCTTGCTCAAGGGGTCTAACGACAAAGGCCCCGCCCCTTTCATGCGTTCTAAGCGCCGTTTCTAAACTCTCTAAGTGGTCCGTTAATTTTTCATAAATTGCTTCTAATGCTGGGCGCTCGTCGTCTAGCTCAATGATCATCATCCTAAGCTGATCTAGCGGCGCTAGTATGCTGCTCTTGTATCGTTCTTCTGTTAGCTTGATCATGTTTCCCGCTCTCCTAGCATTGAATAAAAAACTGACATGATTCATCCCGTGACTCTAATAACTCAAGGCCTGCATTAATTAATCGGCTCTGCATTTCCGTACTAGATAACTGTTTACAGTGCTCGGCTCTTACGGGGTGGCCCTTTTCTCCGATTTGATACAATAACCATTCCGGTACTAGCAAGCTTGTCTCAATGGTATAGTCGGGCTTTTCTGATAAATCAAGATTAGCGGTTAGGGCTTCAAGCATTGCTATACGCAATACATAAGCTTTTGTTAATTCACCATGTAGGATGTGTAAATTATTATCGCCAAATCTCCCAAATAGGGTGCGCAATCGTTGTTCATTTATTGCTGTCAATTTACATTTAATCCGCTTCATTCTCATTTTAAAATCCTTTCTTTACATAGCGCTTGGCCCATGTAATTTTCTCTTGTACGTTCTCCGGTCCGATTTTCCGGCAATACCAAACCATAAGGGAGTAATTGATTGATTTGTTCAAGCCATTAGCACCGTGTATCAAGTGCCTGACTTGGCGCTGGCTTAGTTGTTCATCAAGTGCATGAATACAGTTAATCTCTCTTTTTTCTTTGGGGCTCGGTTCGCTGCACATATAGAGCGCTATGGTGGCGCCAATAATTACGATATTGATCAAAGCGATTTTTAGGTCTGTGAATAGTTGTTTGTCGGGGCTCATGTTCTTTCTTTCTTTGTCCGGTGCCTTAGTAGTTAGTTAGAGTAAAAGGGGCCTTGTAGTCGTCAAGCGGCAATAGCAATCTGATCTCAAACATCATGCCTACATTTTGCGCTTCTCCTGTTTCGATCAATCGTTTCATTGATTCAATGCAATGATCGTCCTCAAGGTTAGCGGCGGTTAGCTCTGCAAAGGTCAAGATGCGTTCTGAATCGTCCGCATAATCCTTGAGGATTAAAGGGGTCTTCTCGCATATTAAATTGATCGTATAGCTAAGGCGCTGGCAGTAAAAAATAACATTCATAAAGCTGCTCATGGTTCTTTTGGTTCTTGGTTCGGGTTCTTAGTTGGCTTTAGTGAGTGAGTTTTTTAGTCCTCTGATATTTGATTTTTTACCATTGATAAAAATGGGGGCGGTCGATCTGTTATAGCGACACGATATATCACAATACAATCGAGCGTTGATCTCCCGCCCGTTAGCGTCTACACCCTCAAGAGTCATAGTAAATCTTGCATGAGCCCGCTTCCGGTCGCTGGCGCTCATGTAGTTAGCGTTTAGGCGCTTCATAAGCTGCATTTCACTGATAAAAAGATTGATTTGTTGATTAGTTAATTTTTTCATGTTCTTTTCTTTCTTGGTTCTTGGTTCGGTGGTTAATTAAAGTGCTTGATACAGTGCTTCAAACTCTGCGGGCGCTAGTGTGCTCTGTGCTTTCTTTAGCAATCGCTTATAAAGATCATAGCGAAAGTCTGAAACATCAAGGGGCATTGAGCCTTGCGCTGTGTGGATTTGCTTTACATAGTCAGCATCAATCTGATCAAGTGCATCCCCAAAGCGCTTTGAGAGTAGGACAACGGCGTCCGTATGGCAATTCCAAAGGGTTAGTTGTGCAATCTCGGCGATAAAGTCTTCAATACTGTTCTTAGGGGCGGCGGTGAAGTTGAATGATAGTTGGCTCATGTTCAAGGTCCTTAGTGTCAGTGTTTTAGTTTTCAGTTTTCATTGTTTATGAGATAGGTATACAGCCATATACTAACACTGTCAAATAAAAATTATCTTTTTTTTTAGATCATTGTATAATGCCGAAAATACAGCATAAAAAGGGGCTGCCGGATGTATGATGATGAAACTTTAGACGATTTTGCAACGTGGCTAGATAAAAAAGCGAAAGCAAGAGTGAGCGGGCGCTTGAGTGTAGATGACGCGATTAGCGCTTATTCAGAGTACACGGGACTTGATGTAGAGTATAACGAAGCGATAGCACATTTAAGCAGCCGATTTGAGGGACGCTTGGACGAGCTCACCGGCGAGTTATTGTTTTATGCTGTAATCTATGTATGATATAATCAGAAATGATCATTTAAAATGGAGTTATGAATATGTTCACTGATCTAATTAAGGGCGCCAAGAAAGGCGCTAACTATGACTATGACATGGAAAAGGCCAAAGACGAAATCAGCGACGAGCGCCTAGACGAAATTATGGCTGAATTATTTGGCGGCGCCGGTTCAGAAGATGAAGATAAAGAGAAGAAAGCGCCAGCTAAGAGCAAAAAGGCAAAAAAAGCTATGCCCCGTGCTGATTTGCTTAGAGCAATGAACAAGGGCGCCGATATGGAAGAAGAAGAAGAAGAAGAAGAAGAAGAAGAAGAAGAAATGGAAATGGAAAAAGGCATGAGTCGCCGTGAAATGATGAATAAAGTATACAGCATGGTTGATGACCTTAGTGACAGCGAGCTTGATCAATTTTTGTCGAGTCGTGATATTAAGAAAGCCCAAGCTATGGCGGTCTTTCACCAAATGAGCAACAGCGATCTAAAAGATTTTATGAGCGCTAGCGCTGCAAACGGTGAGGGGGCCCATGAGTCTATGGGAATGAATAAGGGCGCTGATATGGATGATGAAGCCGGCGCAATGGACAATGTTGACGAGTTTGACGAGTAAGAAGCCTTGCTATGTTCTTTGATCTAGTGAAAGCGAAAGCGCCGAAAGTCCCCGCTAAATACTTAGAGGGCTTGACGGGTACAGAGAGAGAGGAACGAAAGCAAGAGCTCATTAGACGAATGAAGTCAGGCGGAAGCTTTGAGCCCCTACCAAGTGACAAGGGCGCCGAAACTAAGCCGAGCAAATACAGCCGGACAAAGTTAGCCGCCGAAACCCGCAAGCGCATGAAAGGCAACAGTAAAGACGAGTTTTTATCAGTTGTCAGTAAACTAACAGGAATCAAGCGCAGCATCCTAAACGAAGTACACGAACGGGGGGCGGCGGCGTGGACCAAGGGCCACCGTGTGGGGGCTTCACAAATTGCTTGGAGCCGTGCAAGAGTGTATAGTTTTGCCACGGGCGGGAAAACACAGAAAACAGCAGATAAGGACCTTTGGAAGAAGCACAAAGACAGCTAGGAGAGAGAGCCATGAACCCCGAGCAACTACTAGCGACAGCCGGCGGGCGCCGTATGTTAAGCGCAGCAAGTCCACAGTTTTTTGATGCGTACTATTGCGGGATGCGGAGAGCGGCGCACCGTGACAAGTGGCTTGATCTATTCGAGAACCAAAGCACCACGGCCCAGCAAACCGGCGTTAAAGGTAAATTGCTTGTATTGGCGCCCCGTGACCACGGTAAAACAGAGGTAGCGATTACCTATGCGACTAGAGCTTTGTGCTTAGATCGAGACATAAGAATCCTATGGATAAGCGAGAGCCAAGGACAAGCCGAAAAGCGCATGAGAAGAATTACGAGCTTACTCAATAGCGCAAGGATAGTTGAGGATTGGACGCTAGAGCCGGAAGCGGGCGCCCCGCCGTTTAAGGGTGCAGATACTAAATGGACCAATAATCTTTTATATCTACAACGAACAAGAGAAAGCGTTGATGCATCCCTTGAATGTATTGGCGCCGGTGGTGCGGTGACCGGTGGTCACTTTGATCTAATTATATGTGACGATATACAGGACGATAGAAATACATATACAGCGGGAGTCAGATCAAAAACCCGTGAATGGTGGCGTGGTACAGTGGCGCCAATGTTAAGCCGAGGGGGCTCGATCTTGGTTATCGGTACAAGGAAGCATCACGACGATTTATTTAGTCACTTGATAGATGACCCGACTTACCGAGTAATACATGACCGAGCGATAATTGAATGGCCCGAGAAATATGACTTTATTAAAGCGGAAGATGAAAACGGACGCCAGATCATCACGGGCGTGGATGTAAATGGCGGTTTGTCACTATGGCCGGAAGAACGACCGCTTGATTATTTGTTATTAGAGCGGCGGGCCGTGGGAAGCCGTTTATTTGCCCGTGAGTTTCAAAATGAAGTACAGGACGAATCTAGCGCCGCATTTAAAATGAGTTGGTTAGAAGCGGCAATGAAGCGGGGCGAAAAGTACAGTTTAGGGACAATCCCGCCGGACGTCACGGACATTGTGCAAGGTTGGGACTTTTCGCTTGTGACAGATGCCAAGGGCGCCGAAGCGAGAGACACTGACTACACGATAGGGATGACTTGGGGCCGTGCTGAGAACGGCGACCGGTACTTGATAGATATATTCAGAAAGCGGGGGATGAGCCCGACAGAGTTAAGGGGGCGTGTAGTTGGAGAATATGCAAAGTACGGGCAGCGGGTCCGAGTGGTAGCAGTAGAAAAAAACGCCTTTGGCGAGCTTCATTATTTAGGACTCCAGCGCTCAAGCGATTTACCATTAAAGGGTCATATTACTCATGCACGAAATAAAGCGGACCCGTGGGAGGGTGTGCCGGCGTTGTCTGTTCTATTTGAGAATAATAAGGTGATTCTACCAAGTGCAACAGAACGGGACCGAGAACGCCTAGACCCGCTAATTAATGAGCTCTTTGCACTAGGTAAAGCCCGCCATGATGACACAGTTATGGCGCTATGGATAGCTGAAACTTGGTTAAGAAAAAGCGGCTTTACATATACTATGGACTTTGGCGGGCGTGAATATACAGGGACGAGCGACGAGCGCTTATTTGCTGATGATGAAAATTATACAGAAGCAGAGTACAGAGAAGCGACAACACGGGAATCCTATGATAAAATATGGAATGAGTTTATACCGAATCACATTTGGAATTAGTTATGATTGAAACACACACATTTGAAGTCACCAGCGGCGCCGCTTTGACCATTCAGCCCCGTAATTTTCAAGGACAGCGATTTACAGACGGTCACAGAAACGTCCAAGTCACTTGTCACAATTTAGCGGGCGGAAGCTTTGACGTATCATATAGATCACCAGAAAGCGCAAACTACATTGAACACATTAAAGGCGCCGTAGAAGTGGACGCTGTAATGATAGCGGGTCCAAGGGCGCCTATTTTTGACGCTGTAAAAATTGAGTTTTCAAACATCCCGCAAGGGACGGTTACAAAGGTCACAGTGAACACTTGGCCGAGAGGGCTTTAACATGAGCACTTTATATGGCGAAATGGAAGAAAGCATAGGCGGGGAACAGTGGCAAATTGAGTTTTTTACAGTGACCAATCCGGTACAAACTCAATTCACACTAGCCAACGCCCCGACCCTTGATGATGATAATGACCCTTTAGTCATTGTAAAATTAAACGGTGTATCTATGACAAAAGGCACTGACTACACATTGAATAATGATATAATTACATGGACGTCGCAAATTGCACTTGAAGCGGGCGAGGTCTTAGAAATCTTTTATAAGCGATAAGGAGAAGCTAATATGGCTTTTATCAAAGGGAAACAGCTTGCGGACTCAACCGTCACAAGCGCAAAACTAAAACTCGATAGTGGTACCTATGACTTTTCACAGGGTGCAGTATTACAGGCAAGCAGTCCCAGCAACGGTTCAGATGTAGCAACAAAAACTTATGTTGATTCATTGAGCACTAGCAGCGCCGCTGGTCTTGATTTTAAGGAAAGCGTATTTGTAGCGACTACCGGAAACCTAAGCGCTACTTATAGCGGCGGAGTTTTAACAGGTGCAGCAGCGGGCGCAATCTCAGTGGACGGCGAAAGCCCAATCGCCGGCCAGCGTATTCTTGTTAAAGATCAGACTACAGCTAGCCACAACGGTATTTACACCGTAACTCTAGTAGGCGACGGTAGCAACGCCTTTACTTTGACCCGTGCGACAGACGCCGATAGCTCAAGCGATCTAACGACCGGCGCTTTCATCTTTGTAGAAGCCGGTTCAGCTAATCAAAATAAGAGCTTTGTACTACAAGCAAATAATGACGGTAGTTCTCCTACTCTTGACACTGATGATTTAACATTCATTCAGTTTAGTGGTGCGGGTCAGATCACAACAGGTACCGGCTTATCTAAGAATGTTGATCAAATTAACCTTGATTTTGGTAATTTGCCGACAGTGGGCGACGGTAGCTTCTCACTATCTCAAGATTATCTTGTCATAGTTGAGGGCTCAAGCAGCAATGAAGAAAAGCTAAACATTGATAATTTCTTGAAATATATCATTGGAAGCGGCTTAGAGCAAAACACATTAAATAAGAGTATTCAAGTAAAAGCCGGCGCCGGTATCTCTCTTGATTCAAACGGTGTTAATGCAGCCTTACCACAAGTTGACAGCGGAAGCCCCTTGGCAACAGCCGCCAGCGACGGCGACTCGACCGGTATTACTATTTCAGCAACCCCCGCCGGCGACTCTCATGTAAGAGTGACCGTAAACGGCGTAGGCATTAAGCTTGGCGACGGTGCGACAACCGGATGCGACGCATACTTTGACGACGGCGCCAGCGGTGCCCGTTCTATTGCTGACATTGCGAGCGGTGATGAGTTGCTTTGGAACGGTGACATTAATGGCGAGGGCTCTTATGAGCTTGAAACTAGCGATATTGTAGAGATTTTCTATAACGCATAAGTAAAAACTTAGCGGCTCTCTATTTCTCTTGAGCGTTGACTTTTTAGGGCCGCTAGGTCATTCTAACTCGACGCAAAGGAGAAGCTAATGAAGATTAACGGAAAGCAGCTAAGTGATACGCTAAGAACAGAATCGACACCTTTTGACATTGTCTATTCAGATAGAACAGTTGGCGATTTAAACGGTGCAGTAAGATTTACAGCGATTAACGATACCGGTTCAGCGATTGAAAAGGGAAAAGTGGTCGCTTTAGTCGAGAACCTATCAGGCAATTTGAGCAAGGTCGTTTTAGCGGACGCCGATAGTACATCTATGCCAGCCTTTGGGCTAACAGCGCAGAGCTCAACCGGAAACGGTGATGAAGTGGATGTTATCACCTTTGGGAACCTAAAAGGCATTGATACGAGTACGCTAGATGTAGGTGATACTTTGTATGTAAGCACAACGGCCGGCGAATATACGACCACGGCGCCCACGGGCAGCGGTTCAAAGATTCAAAACCTTGGAATGGTGGTAAAATCAGATTCCAACGGGATTATCAAGGTAGGCGGGGCCGGAAGATCAAACGCAACGCCCAACTTAGACGACGGACATTTCTTTGTAGGCAACGCCAGCAACGCCAGCACACAGAGCGCTTATCAACTACCGACGACAGTAGGCACAAACGGCCAAGTCTTGGCGAGTGACGGTACTAATGTGACTTTTCAAGATGCTAGTAGTGGAACATCATATACAGAGGTAACGGCTTCTATAAGTGAAGCAGACTTTACTATCCAAGATATGTTCATTCCCACTGATGCTTCAAGTGGAATAGTAATTAATTTACCGACTTTTAAAAACCAATTTACAAAAGCACTTAGTTATGACGGTGACCGATTTATTATAGATAATAAATCAACTTACACCGTTCAGCTTCGGGTTGCAGAGCTTAGTAATTATAACAGTTCAGCTTCACCTAGTCGGTATGAACAAACATTTATGAGACACAGTGGCAACTATGATGCAACGGGAGTTTATAGCAGCAATAATGCAAGCGGTGAACATATATACGAAATAGCCCCCATGAGCAGAGTTGAAGTAGAGGTGCATCAATACATAAACACAGCACCGTCAACAGACGTATACAGGATAATCTATAATGTTACATCAACAGGCGGTATGATTGGGGCTTTTTATTACAACTATATAACAGCATCACAAACAGCTTTAACAAATAACATTTATGTGTGTGACGGCACATTCACTTTAACTTTGCCGTCAAGAGATTCTGATTTTGGAGAGAGAATTGAAGTTAAGAATTACGGAACAGGGACTATCACACTAGACCCCGACTTAGGCAACATAAACGGTTCAGCTACTTATTCCCTAACAGCGGGAAGCTATGTAACCCTTATGCGAATCCACTTAGGCACAAATTATTGGATAACCTTGTAGTATTTAAGGACTAAAACATGAAAAAAATTAAAGTGATCAAAGAGCCCTTTGACGGACACGGGCGCACGAAAGAAAAAAACCTACCTTTTATCAGAGCGGGGCGGGTCCTTGTAAGTGACCCAGCGCTTAAGTCTTTGTTTGCCGGTAGAGAGTACACGGGCGCCAATGAGCTTGGAGAGCTACAAGAGAGCGGCGGCTATGTGAATGTAGAGGAAGTGTTGAAAGTCTTAATCTTAGAGCTTGCGAAAACTCAAGCGCTTTTAAAAGCGCAAGGACCCGATTCAGATGAAGCTGACACAGAAAACTAAACTAATGATAGGCGGCGGGGCGCTTGTGCTTCTCGCTATTTATTATTTTATGGGAACGGAAGCGACCAGCGCCGCCGCCGTGGTGATTGCTTTGGGCCAAGAGAAGATTAAACGACAGAAGAAAAAAAACGCACAGCGTAAAAAAGATCAAGAACAGGTTCATATTAACGATCTAAAAAATCTTAGTGACGAGATAAAAGAAGCAAGAGAAAAGAAGCGAGAGGAAAAAGAGAAATGGTTAGATCGACAATTTTAAGCATCTTGTTTTTAACGCCAGCAACGGGGCTATGGATAGATAGCAACGGTACAAAGCGAGAAGTGCCTTGTCCGCAGAGCTTCCAAGAGGAAAGCCTTGTCCGGCTGCCAGCGGGCTGTAAATTGAAAACGCCCGCCGTGGCCTTTACTCGATCAGAGTATTTAAAAAATGAGGAATACATAGCGCAGCTAATGGCCCAGCGGGACCATTGGGAACAGGTAGCACAGCGAGAGAAGAAGCTTAGAGAACAAGTAGAGCAAGACCTTGATGCATTGATTACCGACTTTGAGCTTCAATTTAAAATACTCCAAAGCACTTGTAAAAGTAAGCTAGATTGCCCAACAGTAAAGCCGGCGCTAATAGGCGGGGCCCTTACATTTAGTCTTTGTGCGGGGGCGTGGGCTACTAGCAAAATGCTCAAATAACGTGTAAACTAAGCGCAAACTAACCCTTTTAAAAAGGTGCGCTTTATGATGAACCACGACGACCGCCGCCAGCTTCGATCTAATTTACTAGATGAATTAGATACTCCTACACAAACAGCATTACCGACAGACTACCAAGCGCCGGAACACGGCGAAAGAGCGGTAGAGATTGCACTTGAGGAATGGCGACAAAACATTTTAGAGCCTAAAGTAAAAGTCAACACGGGGCCTATTTTGATTAGATACATCAGACAAGGGGCGCTTTGGACTTGGGTCAAGGAATATCAAAACAGAAAGTTTGCATGGTGCGGATGCTTTGCGGCGTATGCATGGCGAGAAAGCGTAAGCGGTGCAACAAGGAAAACATCATTCCCGAGCACTTACAGACTCCAGCAATGGGCTAGGGGGACCAAGCGAGAAATCAGTGGACTAGAGAAAGCCCGTGCGGGTGATCTTTTAATTGTTGGTAAAAAGAAAGCGTGGGGAGAACATATTACATTGATTGAGCGCATTGAGCCGGACTTAAGCGGGGCTTGGACGGTAGAGGGGAACGCATGGGGAGAAACCCCCGAGTCAACCCAACGCCAAGAGGGCGTTATCAGGCGCTTCAGATCAGTGGACGAGGTCCATGCGATTTATCGACCTTTGGAGAGTGATAAATAATGAGCGACGACATTAAAAAAACATTTGAGGACTTTGGACTTGTAAAGAGTGCCAAATCAAGAGCCTATGAGCTCAACCCGTATGACACAGAGTTTTCAGCAACGCATACCAGCGGACTACTAGACGATACTCACCAAGGTACTACAGGCGGCTTGAGCTATGAAAGTTTAAGAAGCCTAGCAAAAATGCCCCTTGTGAGTGCAATCATACAAACAAGAGTAAACCAAGTTGCCGAGTTTGCAAGGCCACAGCCGGACCGATACAGCGCCGGATTTGTGATCAGACAGCGGAACCAAGGCGCCGAGATTAGCGACAAGGTAAGAGCTCAAATTGCAGCTTTGCAAGAATGGCTTTTACAGTGCGGTGAGCAAGGCATCACGGGGTTTAATACATTTGAAAACTTTTTAAGGGCAATTACTAGGGATAGTTTAGTCTTTGATCAATGTTGCTTTGAAGTGATCAATCGAGGGGGGCGCCCCGCCGCATTTAAGCCGGTGGACGCCAGCACAATCAGACGAGCGGCCCCGAGTGATGCAGAGATAAAACGAGGGCAGCGAGATCATAAAAAAACGGCCTTTGTACAGGTGATCAAAAGTAGAGTAGTGGCCGAGTTTGACGAAGACGAAATGTGCTTTGGAGTTAGGCGCCCACGGTCAGAGATAGCCGCCAATGGTTATGGCTACCCCGAAATGGAAGAAGCCGCCCCGACAATTATTGATATGATCAGAGCCAAGGCGTATAACAGCGCCAATTTTACACACGGCTTACACTTAAGCGGAATACTAGCAGTAAAAAGCAAAATGAGCCCCGCCCTATTTAGAGCATTTAGGCGGGAGTTTTATGCAATGCTACAAGGACCCAGCGGCGCAAAGAAAACCCCTATCATTCAGCTTGACCCCGAAGCGAAAGAAGATGTGAGCTCAGTTAATCTCTCTAATTCAAATAGTGATATGGAATATTCTCAATGGCTCAATTTTTTGATTAAAGAAGTTTGTGCACTTTATCAAATGGACCCTAGCGAATTAGGGTATGTATTCGGCGCCGAGGGGCAAACAAGCAGTTTGCAGACACAAGGCCCGTCACAACGAATCCAATACTCAAAGGAACGGGGACTAAGGCCACTTTTAAGGGCGCTTGAAACATGGATTAACCGGTGGCTTATTTACCCAATAGCGCCACATTTAGAGTTTAGCTTTGTAGGACTAGACACAGAGACAGAAAGCGCAAGAATTGACGCTATTTCTAAAAAAGTTAAATCTTACATGACAGTAAACGAAGCCCGAGCCGCCTTTGATCTTGAACCGTTGGAAAACCCGATAGCAGATTATATTCTTGATTCATCATTTATTAACGCCGCTCAAATGGCAGAGCAGCAAGAGGAACCCGAGGACCAAGAGGAACCCGAGGACCAAGAGGAACCCGAAGACCAAGAGGAACCCGAGGACCAAGAGGGACCCGAGGACCAAGAAATTAATATGGAGTTTTAAAAATGAATAAGGGCATTAAATCAAATCAAGATGTACCAATGAGCCGGCGCCGTGCCAAGCTACTTGCGGATTATGCGAATAGACTTGCTGAAATGCTAGAGAACGCCCCCGACGACAAAGACCTAGCCGAATGGGTACAGAGTAAAATTGACCGAGCGGCTAGCGCTATACAGAGCGCTTATCATTACCTTGAGCATGACGAGCTAGAAAAGGGGGCGAGTCATAAATATATTAGGCGTATTCCTAAAGGCCGTGATAAACGAACAGGCCGCATGAGATATGACTATGTATATAAAGAGCATCATAGGGGCGGGCTAAGAGCAGCCGTTGAAGATTTAAAAGCCGGTGAAGCTTTTAAACTAAAGGACCCGCAAACCGGACAGGCCGGACACTTTCATGTAAAAGCTGTTAAGGGTAGTGTAGTTGTAGTTGAGCATGACGAAACGGGGCGTAGCGTCACCATGACAAAGAGCGAGCTCAAAGCTTTGATTATGAAAGAACATGGTCAGGCGCTTAAAGAAAACTTTCAAGCGAAAAAGGAAACCTATGAGCGCATGAAACGAGACACCCCGAAGCATATCGGGCTTAAAGCGGCGTTTAATAGACTCCAAGCGGCGGCGGATAAAGCGGGAATTAAATTACCAGCAACGGCAAGAGAGCGCTATGCTAGTTGGTACAAAGAACAAGCAGAAAACCAAGAGCCAAACAAGGAAGTTGGCGCCTTGATGCGAACACCGGAACCACCGGCACAAGGGCAACATAAACCACTATCACCTAAGTTTTTTGCGGCATATAGAAGAAAATTAAACACAGACAAAGAAAGATTGCGGCACCTTAAAAACATATACGAACACCCCCATAACCCTAGCCGCTTAAACCGGCCTAATGAGATGACAACAGAGCTTTATGCAGAAGTTAAGGCGAATCTTTTAGAGGATATAAAAGAGCTAGAAGACCAAACAGGGGAACATACCTTTAAACAGCCGGCAAACAGTAAAGAAATATTTACAAGGGTAAAAAGGTTCTTCCCCGAAATAGAAACAATTTACGATAGAGGTATTACCGCAACAATAAAGGTTAAGGCGGGACAGGTTAAAGGTCTTAAATCAAAATTAATTAAACACCCTACACACCCTATCCAAGTGACAGGCAACTTATTAAGGGGTATACACTTAAGGGACCTTATTGAAATACTTAGAGGTGAGGAGAACAAGGCCGCATACCAAGCGCAATCTAAAGATAACTTTGAGACTATGCCCGAACCGGTCCAAGAGCCAGCACAAGCGCCACAGCCGCCCGCCCGTGCTCAGTTAATTGAGACAGCGACACAAGAGCCCGCACAGCCCGCCAAGATTGACAACTTTGAGCTTGCAGAACATACGCACACAAAGACCGGCGTTAAACTGTACACAGCAAAGCAAAAAGACCGTGTAGACCGTGATGAGTTTAAGCGCCGTGTACAGATAGCTAAGAAGTACAAGGGGCGCTATGACAGCCGCTATGCAAAAGCATATTTGTTCAAGAACGCAGAAGACGCCCGCAAGTTTGCTTTAGAGGTAGAGGGGAAGTCAACCGACAGCCCAACAACGGCACCGGCGACCAATAACTTTGAGACTATGCCAGAGGTTGAAAGTGTAGATAACTTTGAGACTATGCCGGAAACACAAGGCGGCACAGCCCAAAGGCTCAAAGAAGCACATTCATTACTAAAAGAGAGCTCTCAAAAGGATGAAATAAAAAACGGTAGGAGAGCAAGAGCATCAATTAATGCAGACAAAAAGCTTATTGAACATATCCAAAAGATCATAGACAACGATTTTAAAGACATTGAACACCCCGACTTTACACCATTCCAAGACAGAACACCTAAACAGAATGTTTTAATGGAAATGAGAGGGTCTTTAAGCCATTTAAAAAATGAACAGAGACTTTTAAGGGGCTCAAGACAAAACCATGAGGATATTCAAAGGGAAAGAAACAAATCGAGAGAAAACTTGAGAACGGCACTTAATAATCTTGAAAAACTAAGCGCCAGCAACTTTGAGACTATGCCCGAAAGCAAGCTACCGCCGAAAGGTGAAAGAACCGCCGAGGATGCCAAGAAGTGGTTCGGAGAACCTACCTACTTTGAGACAAAAACACCAATAGGCACAAGAAGATATTTTCAATATGAAAGAGAGGGTCTAAGAGTACGGGGCGGGCCTATAGGGGCTAATGGTCAACTTTTGTCGGGCACAAGAACAAAGGTATATACATCCATTTTATTGACACCGGAGAATAGACAAAAGATAAGTGGGGCACAATTCTCTCAGACAGAATTAGGGGAATATAATTCAATAGACGAAGCCCTAAGGGCAGCTATTAATTTCTTTGATAAAGACCCACAAAGTCAGTTTATAGGCTATCAAAACAAGGATTTAGAAAGAGACAGACAAAGCGCCGCAAGACGAATGGGCTTAATGGAACAGCGCCAACAGAAAACCCCCGCAAGAGCCGAGCTTATAGAAGCTAGTGACTTGGTAAGTGACAAAACAGACGGCTTAAAAGGGTCCTATTGGGATAGGAACGAACGCCCCGAAATCAAGCGCTTATTGGATGAAACAGCCTCAAGAGGGCATTACCAAGCCCGCTTTGAAACGGGGTATACACCAAGCCTATACGACTTAAAGCAAGCAGTACAAAGCGCCGATAAGTTAAAATTAGTTGATGCATGGAATCACAACCAAGACACACATAATCGAATTGTAAACTTTGCTGAAAAAGAAGACTTTGCTTCTCTCAAAGCACTATTAAAAGACTTTAGAACAGACTACCTTTCTATAATAGCAAGAAACTCTTTACATAACGGGTACGGAAAACTTGCTAAGAGAGTCATTAGAGACAGCAAAACACCAGCACACCGAGAACTAGCAAAGCAAGAATACTTAGATTTTGAAAAAGAGTATGTAGCAAGAGCTAAACAGATCTTTGAAGAAACAAGAACAGAAACCGACGCTGAAATAATCCAACACCTAAAAGAGCGCTACTTTAGATACAAAGACCGCCCGTCGGAGTTTAGCACAGCACCGCAGCTAACCACGAGCGAACGGGCTCAAATTACAAAGCGCTTTGATGAAGCCGCCGCTAAACTAAGCGCCAATAACTTTGAGACTATGCCGGAGATAAACTTTAGCGAACCCCGCCAAGCTAAAAAAAGAAAAGTATTCAAAGAAGTGACAGCGGGAGAGTTATATCAAACTAGGGCGCTTATTGACGAGTCCGAAGTGCGGGGCGTTTACGAAGATGAAACACTAGCCAGCCTAAAAAAGAAGCTAGAGCCCGATAGACTAGCGGCGGAAAGCGGGATAGGAGAGCGAGGGCTATTACAAGGTATAGAGAACACTACCGAAACAAACCCGCTTGCAAAGGAATATAAAAACTTTCAAGTAAAGACAGCAATTAGCTTTGATCGAAAAAATAAGGCAACTTTAAATGAGAGAGGAAACCCAAGGGGGATTTCAGATTTCATTAGAGAAAAGTTAAACCTTAACTCTATTGAGAAAGTAAGAGCACAGAAAGAGGAAATTGGAAAAATTGCTAGTGAGTTATTAACACTAGGCATAGGGGATGCAGTAAAGAGAACAAAAGACACAGCAGCCAAGCGAAAAAACAAAACAGAAGAACGGGCGATAAGCATCTTTGACTATCACATTGAACAAGCCCAAAACAGACTAGATACTATTAAGGCATCCAATCTAAAAGAAGATGAAAAACTAAAGTCCGGAATAGAGGAAACGATAGAGCTCACCAAGGAAGCAAAAGAAGTCTACAAGCAGAGAAGCGAAAGCTTACTAAAGGAAGCACTATCTAAAAACAATAACCAAGCTATTATAGACGGCCTATTAGAAAACTCGTCCACCCGATTTTATTTTACAATAACGCCCCAAGGCCCAGCAGCAAAAAAACTTACAGAAGCTATTGTCAAGGACACCCTTGAGCAAGTCTTAAAAAACATTGCTAAAACAAGCCTTGAACCGAACAGGGAGAGCGAACCAGCACCAGCACCACAGCCAGCCGCCAGAGCTCAATTGATTGAAACAACAGACCAAAGCGCCGAAAGTGCAGCGGTCAGAATTACACCGAGTTTGAGCGAGGAACGATTGACCAATTATTCAAGTGAGCTCAATCCAAGTGAGATAGCGCAGATTTATGACCGGTCCCGATTCATTACAGTGGCAAAGGAAACCCCGACTAAAACGCTAATGAGATCAAAGAAGCAACGTGCAATCGACAATGAATTAATTCTAATGCACCAGCGCTTAGATATTCACGCCGGAAAGATTTTAGGCCCGCTAAAGCCACGAGTCACACAGGCCCATAAATATGGTCCAATGTTCAATGAGGGAACAAGAGAGCCGGAACATAGGGAAAAGATCAGAGCAAAGATTAAGGCGGACATTCAAAAACTATATAGGGCGCTTAACCCCGTGAAGAAAAGCGCACATAGTTTAATTAACTACCGTGCAGCGATCTATAAGGCATTGAACGGCGCCGCTTAATGTTCTACTCTCATTAACCCTAAAAAGTTATTGAGAGAGGAACCTATGAACCCAAAGCATTTAAAAATCAGAATTGAGCAATGTAAGTTGATTGCCAGCGCAAGCCCTTGCGGTCGTCGGAAAGTGGGCGCTTTAATAATAGACCCACAATCGAACACGACAATAAGCGAGGGCTACAATGGAACGCCTAGAGGGTCAGATAAGGCGCTTTGTGGCGGCTCATTTTGCCAAAGGGAAGTCAGGTACATTACAAGCGGAACACAGAACGATATAGGCTGCCACCATGCGGAAATGAACGCCATTTTAAACGCTACAAGAACCGGAATATCTACACTTGGCGCTTGGTTAATTGTAAATTGTGACCCGTGCTTAATGTGTAGCAAGGCGATTCATCACAGCGGGATAGTACAAGTTTACACACCCCTAACAACGCACAGCGCCGGCATAAAATATCTAAGGGAAAACGGAATAGCAATTTACTCGACACAGGACATTTAATGGCATATTGTAAGAAGCCCTAAACTTTAAAAACCGAGAGGGCGAGTTATGATTGACGAGTTTGTTTATAAGCTCAAATATGCACGATACAATAAAGAAGCACAGCGGCGGGAAGAATGGCCGGAGAGCGTAAAAAGATACATTGAAATGCACCGGAACCGATTCCCCTATGAATCAGACCATGGATTGATTGACCCGATAGAAAAGGCAATCTTGAACAAAGAGATTCTACCGTCCATGAGAGGTCTGCAATTTGGCGGGGCGGGTATTGAGCGAAAGAACATGAGAATGTACAACTGTACAAGCTCGCATTGCGACCGCCCAAGATTCTTTGCAGAAGCGCTTTGGCTTTTATTGTGCGGGTCCGGCGTAGGATTTTCAGTACAAAAACACCATGTAGCCCAGCTTCCACAGATCAGAGAACCGAAAGAAGACATGGTTTATATTGTGCCGGATTCTATTGAGGGGTGGGCGGATGCGGTTAATATGTTAATTGGCGCTTTTATGCTGAATGTATGTTATCCGATATTTGATTATTCACAGATCAGACCCGAGGGGGCGCCCTTATCAGTAGGCGGCAAGGCGCCCGGCCATTTACCACTGAAACAGGCTTTAGAAAACATAGAGCCAATCTTGAGAGGGGCCATAGGGCGCCAGCTAAAGCCGCTTGAAGCATTTGATATTGTAATGCACCTAGCAAACTGTACAGTGACCGCCGGAACCCGTAGAAGCGCAACAATAGCGTTATTCTCACTTGATGATGATGAAATGATGAACGCTAAAACGGGAAATTGGTTTGAGGAACACAGCCACAGAGCAAGAGCCAACATAAGCGCCGTTGTTTTACCAAGTGCACAGGAACAGGACTTTAAGCGGCTATTTGAGAGCACAAGGCAATTTGGAGAGCCCGCCTTTTTATTCTTAGAAAGCACAGAACATTGCGTAAATCCTTGTGTAGAAATTGTCATGTGCCCTTTGCTGATCAAGGACCCCGAGGGCTACATAGTAGACGACTACACACTAGACCTAATTAATCCAGCAAACAGAACGCTATATGAGGACCAAGGCTACACCTTTGAAAGCGGGTGGCAAGTTTGCAACCTAACATCTATAAATGTAAGCAAAGCAGAGACTAAGAGCGACCTTGTAAGGCTTGCCGGACTTGCGGCCCAGCTAGGAACATATCAAGCGGATTACACGGACAGCGGCTACCTTGGAGAAGTGAGTCGAGAAATTATTGAGCGTGAAGCATTATTAGGCGTAAGTTTGTGCGGCGTCCTCTCGAACCCGAACATAGCGCTAGATAAGGAGACCCTAGAAACGGCAGCTTTGACAGCACGGGAACGAAACAAGGCGACGGCCTTTAGAATTGGTATTAATCCAGCGGCAAGAATCACTTGTGTAAAACCCGAGGGAACAGCAAGCCTTGTCTTGAATACATCTAGCGGCATACATCCGAACCATGCAAGAAAATACTTGCGCCGTGTTCAAACAACAACAGGCGAAGAAGTCTTTAATCATTTCAGAGAAACGAACCCGCAAGCCGTAGAAAAAAGCGTATGGGGGAATGGATATTGTGTAGTGTTCCCTATGGAAGCCGAGGGGCTAACCAAGGCAGACCTAACAGCGATTGAATTACTAGAAACAACCGCACTAATCAAGCGCCATTGGATTGACCCAACGACAGACAAGAGGTCCCTAGAGGGCGCTAGTCACAATGTAAGTTTAACGGTGACCATTGAGCCCAACGAATGGGAAGCCGTGGCCGATTATCTTTGGATGAACAGAGAGAAATATACCGGTGTATCTCTTTTAAGCGTCACGGGCGATTATGACTACCCACAAGCGCCACTTGTCGCCGTATCTGAAAACGGGCAAACGGACCAAGAAAAAGAAGCTTGGCAGCTATGGCAATCATTGAAAAATACAATGAAAAATGTAGACTATTCAACAATGATTGAAACAGTTGATAATACTAGCCCTTTAGAAGCACAAGCGTGTGCGGGGGGCGCTTGTGAGTTAAAATAAATATGAGAATAGTCTCGATAGATAGACCGCCCTTATTTACAGCACGAAACAAACTTGCTTGGAGTCAAGACTTTGAAACCCTAAAACAGTTAGGCGTTATCAAAGCGCTAGGGCCGCCGCACTTGAGAGACAAGACGCTAGATTTATTAGATAGAGCCCAGCGAAAAGAACAGCTAACAATCTCACAAGAAAGCCGGCTGAGTACGATCATTACTAGGCTCACGGATTTATGGTGTCAATGGACCGACGACGAAAGAGAATTGTTTTTTTATCAATTTTGTGAGGTATCAGAACAGCCGATAATCAGACGGCGGGACATTGAAACGCCAATCCTTGTCGAGATTCCCCACGGCATGGCAAAAATGAGCCTTAAAGGGTGGACCCCACACATTTACCAGCAAAGGGCCGTGTATTTTGCAACGATCAATAAAAGAGCTCTATTAGCGCTTGAAATGGGACTTGGTAAGACTTTAATAGCCTTGCTCACATATCACCATTTGAAGCAGCGTAGAGAGCTAAAAAGAACAATTATCACAGCGCCTAAAAGCGCCTTTAGCTCATGGCAAGAACACTTAAAACTTAGTGATGCTAATATAGTTATCTTGGAAAACGTGAGCCCCGCAGAAAGAGAAGATACCTATACAAAACTTTATCTTGCTCAAATTGACGGCGTAATAATAACACCTCAGACATTTACTAGAGATTTTAAGTATTTTCACAAAATATGTACCGAACACAAAACACTATTGATTGCTGATGAAGTACATAAATACAAAGGGACCGGCAAGACCGGCCATGCCTTTGAAGCGGTAAGCGAAAGAGCTTACAGGGTAATTGGGCTCACCGGTACACCCAAGCCGAACAAGGTCGAAGATTTTTACAATGTAATAAACAGAATCAAGCCGAATGTACTTGGTACATATCAAGACTTTGCTAGAGAGTATACTTACAAGGTCTTTGATACATTTATTAGCAATAAGGGCGTACAGTACACGGCGGGGGCGTTAAGGGCCGACAAACTAGACGAGCTCTATTTAAGGTTGAAAAATGTTCTGTTTATCAGAGCAGCAACGGACCCCGATTGTAAGCTTGACCTACCCGAGCGGGTGGACTTGGCCCCCTATCTAAAACCGGACCAAGGCCAGCTAACCTTAATGAAAGCGCTTATCGAAACGACAGCCGCAAGGGAAATTAACTCTAGCTATTTCAATGAAGCGCTAAATGGAAAGTATGGTTTTATTCCACAGGTCGCCGCCGAGGGCGCCACGGCCACGGCACAGGCACTAGGGCAGCGAATTGAACAGTTAATGATAACGCCGGCTATATGGTCAGAAACATTTAGTAGAGCATATCCCGAATATGAGAGCCCTAAAATTAGAATAATAGCGGACCATGTAAAAAGCTTCTTAGATCAGAGAATAGATAAAGGGGCCGTGATCTTTTGTGAGTATATAGGCGGGCTTACAGCAATATATCATGCACTAGTCAGGCGGGGCGTACACAGAAACTTAATAGACATATACAGTGGCAGCAGCACAAAGAAAAGCCGCCACGACATGATAGACCGCTTAAACAGAGGGGAATCAAGAGTCCTAATAGGACAAACCCGTGCACTAGAAACGGGGGCCAATTTACAAAGGCGGGCTGCTTATGTGGCTCATTTATCGACACCGTGGGCACCGGACACCTTGACCCAATCAACCGCAAGAGTTTACCGGCAAGGCCAAAAAAACAAGGTCACAGTATTAAGACCAAGTTGCGGACGGTTAGAGGAAGCCAAAAACAAAGCGCTTACAAGAAAGATCATGCAAAGCGCCAGCCTAACGGGCTTACTGTTTGATTCAGATAGAGCCGTATTAAACACAAGTGCAGACGACAGAGTAAGACAGGCGCAAGCCGATTTACTAACGACAGGCGCCTATAGTTATAGTATAATTCAAAAATTATGCGAGGTAGACTATGAGTAATAGATTTATATTTAAGGGACCCAAGGCGGCACTACATGACCCAATTAATCAGTGGGAAATTGTCAGACAGGTAATGAGCCAGCAAGGTCCAAGGCGCACCTTTGACATAAAAAAAGGCCGTGGATATGTACTCTTAGAAACCGGCGCAACGATCACAAGCCTTGTTAATATGCTGAAATCTCAAGCAGTATCAGCTAAAAAGAAAAAAAAGCGGGGTGGTGAGGTTGACTTGATCAAAGAGCTTGCACAGCAAATGAGTGAGGTCCACACACGGCGAATTGATACCATGCTCAAGAGCATTGAGAGCCTACTAGGAGAGCCTATCCAAAAGGGCTACAAACCGCCGGCCAATGTAGCAAGAGCCGCTCTGAGAGGACTAGAGCTAAGACGCAAGTATGGTCGAGGTGGACTAGATGTAAAACAGGCCGCCAAACATGGAATAGGAAGCGGAGTCCAAAGAGCCGTTAATCTGAAAAACCGTGATGAATTGAGCGCCGAAACTGTAAAGCGGATGAAATCATTCTTTGCACGACATAGAAAAAACAAGGACGGCAAAAATGATAAAGGCGAACCCAGCGCCGGCGCCATAGCTTGGCTTTTATGGGGCGGGGATGCGGGGGACCGGTGGAGTAAAAAAGTTGTAGATCAGATCAATAAAAAGGAAAGCTAATGTTTAACACACTAGATCTATTAAAAGCACAAGTTAAAAAGTATTTTAAAAAGGTCCCCAAGGGGGTAGATAAAAAAACGGGGCGGGTAAAATATAGATATTACTACAAAGAGCACCACGGCGGCGGGGTGACAGCCGTTGAGGATTTAAAGGCCGGTGCAGCTTTTAAACTAAAAGACCCCAGCACAGGAAAAGCGGGCCACTTTCATGTTCAATCAGTTGACGGGGATAAGGTCACAGTAAAGCATGACGGCACCGACAAAGAAGTCACAATGACTAAAGCAGAGTTTAAAGCTTTGATTATGAGAGAACACGGCCAAGCGTTAAAAGAAACCGCCAAGAAGCGCCGAGAGACTTATGAGAAGATGAAGCGAGAGAACCCCAAGCATATTGGGCTTAAGGCAGCAAAGAACCGAGTCGAAAAACTAGAACGCATGGCCGGCGTTGAGAAGAAGAAGCCCGAACTAAAAGAAGACCCACGAAAAAAGATCAAGCGCTTAAAGACTTTTATTGAGTATGCAAACAAAGTCCAACACTTTATTTTAGACAATAAAGCAATGGACCATAAAGGGGCTCAAAGAGCCCTAGACCTCATTAGTGAGAAGTATCTTAGCGACGACTTTCAAAATATATTTACTATAGATCAAGTCTTAGCAATGAGGCCCCCCGCCCAGAAGATTGACTTAGGAAAAATTATAAAGGACACAGAGAAAGAGCTCATTAAAACAGAAAATGAGCTCAAGGCGGAAGCCGTCCAGCAAGAACAAAGCGCCGATAACTTTGAGACTATGCCAGAGTCAAAAGAGCTCTCGAAAAAAGAAAAGGCTTTAGCTAGTCAAATCGAAGCCAGCGCAAAGAAAAACTTAGATTACTTACAACGCATCATTAAAACAGACAGGCGAGAATCTAACGAGTATAGATCTAAAAAAGCACTACAAGCGGCCGTAGAAAACATTTTTGATGAAGTAGCAAACCCGTTAGGACTAGATACGGATTATCTATACTTTGCTAAGAATACGCCGTTTTTTTTAAATATAGATAAATCTGAAAATGCAGATCTTTTTGACGCCATATATGCGATTTATAACGGTGATACTAATGCGGAAAATGAAAACCTAGAAGCATATCACAAGATTATCGAGAAACTAGTAGATCATGCCAATATACGCACTAGTGGCGGCGGGACCACGGCAGAAGAAAGACGCAACTTTAAAAAGTTAAAAAAGCGCTTTAAAGACCAAGAGGACCTTATTTCTAAGAAGCTATTAAAGCCACAAGAACAAAGCGCCGATAACTTTGAGACTATGCCAGAGTCAAAAGAACCCGCTCAAGAAGTCAAACCAGAACCAGCGCAAGAGCCCAAAATACCGAGCAAGGCAGAGTTGACAGAATTATTGAGCTCATTAGATGAATTATTGAAAGCCAAGCCCGAGCTAAAAAATGACCCTAGAATCGTTGGTTTGTTAGGTACAGAGAACAAGCCCACAGTAGACACCGATAAGCGCAATTCAAAGATCATGCTCACCTTGGACGGCAAGAATCAAAAAGAAAGTGTCACTTATCGAATTGTCGAAGCGGGCGACGCCATAGCATCCCACGAGCCGGTAGGATTCAGCAAGCGGGAAGAATATCCCGAGGGCGTACAAGAGCGCAAGTATCATAGTGACAAAGCGGAAATGATGAAAGTGGTCAGAAATGCACAATCATTTGACCCCGTTTATCTGATCAATACGAACCCCGACGCCACAAACGGCCCGCCGATCATCACACCCGACGGAATAGTGTTGGGCGGGAATAGCCGAGTAATGAGCACACAGAGAGTCTATGCGAATCACCCCGAAAGCGCCGCAGCCTATAAAGAATACTTAACAAAGCAAGCGGACACATTTGGATTTAGCGCCGAAGAAGTCAGCAAGTTTAAGGCGCCTTTATTGGTTCGAGAATATAAGCCAAAGACCGAAACAAAAGATCACCTAGCTAAACTTGTAAGAACCTTAAATGAGTCTAAGACACAAGGTATTGACGAAAGGCAGCTAGGACTAGCGACAGCCGTTAAGATTCGGGACGGGCGGACACTAGGCGCCTTGAAAATTGCTTTGAAAGAAAGCGGCTTTGATAATGTAGAAAACCTAATGACCAAGCCAAGCCCAGCGCTGAACAGATTCAAAGAAGCCTTGTTTGCGGACGGTGTACTAACCAATGAGAACATGAATGAAATGATTAGAACCCACGACGGTACACTGAACGGGCGGGGCCGTGACTTTATCAAGTCCATGTTAGTCGGATATGTAGTCAGAGACAGCGACTTGTTAGAGGGGCTATCTATTGGAACAATTAACCACCTATCGACAGCAATTAGCAAGCTTGCCAGCGCCGGTATTAATGAACATACAAGACTAGCCATGCAAGACGCTATTGAGATTTATCATCATGCAGTTGGTAGAGATAAGTTAAAGCGAGGGCAAACGCCGCAGCAACGAGACGCACAGATGAATGATATAATGTTATCAGAGCAAGAGCTATTTAACACAAAGCCCAAGGAAAATGAAACTATGGAAGAAAGGCGCCAGCGAGAGCAGAGCGCTAGATTTGCAAAGGCCAAAGCAAGAGTAAGCGCTGACCCCTTGTCTAGCTCATTTTTAAAAATGCTGACACTTAGCGTTGGTACAAAAAAATTAGGACAACAAATGGATATGATGCTTAAATTAACAGAAGACACGGGCGTCTTTGATATGTTTGCCGGTAATACTAGAATTAGCTTTGGAGAAGCCGCTAGGAAGCTGTCAAAAGAGCTATCAGATGAGTTTGGCATAGAAGATAAGCTGTACCAGCTAAAAAAGGCCCTTGATCTTTTAACACTGTTAAAGGCTATTAGATAACAATGCTATTACTAGACGCCGAAAGACGAACCCGACAAAGCATTATAGATAGTTATGATGCACTATGTATTGAGCTCTTAGGCGTCAGAGGGGCGGGCCTATCCCAAGAGCGTGTAAGAGAATTAGTACAGCGGGGACTATTAGACATAGAAAGCTTACATGGCTTCAATGTAAATAGCTCAAGTGAGCCATTAAACCCTATCTTATTTATTAGGCGGATAGGGCCAATGTACTCAAGAGCAACGCCACAACAGCGGGCTAGAATGAGAGAATATACCTTGCGCCAATGGCAGCGAGAGTTAAAAGGCTATGAGCCCCCGCCCGCCGTGCGATATACGCCACCAATGGACCGGCCCACAGCGCCGGAAGTGTTAGAGCCCTTAGAGGGCGCAATTCCAGACAGCTTTGGAACGGCGGACAAGACAAGTCTAGTAAGCGCTTTTCAATCAGTAGGCGGCTATATTAGGGGGCTAGGGGCTCGATTTGCAGATGAAGCCAGCGCTATCATGTTTGAGGAATGGAACGGCGCTCAAATACTCTCAACACCGGACCCCATAAGGCGGGCCGAAATGCTAGATGTAATTAGAGAGGAAGTAGGCGCCGCCGTATTGACAAAAGACACGGCGAAAGAGGTTGCACGGCGAATCAGACAGAGAAGCGGGGACTTAGCCCGTAATTTTGATCGAATAGCCGAAACAGAATTGCAAGCGGTCCATAATGAGGGCCAAGTGATGCAAGCGGTAGAAATTGACGGGGACGCCGCAAGAGTGGCAAGAATACCGGAGTCCGGCGCTTGTGGCTATTGCAAGGAAGCTTTTTTAGGACCCGACGGGCTACCCAAGATTTTTTCAGTTTTAGAATTAATAACAAACGGCGCCAATGTGGGAAGAAAGCGGCGGGCATGGTTGCCAAGCGCCTATCCTATGCACCCTAATTGCCGTTGTGATACAATACCGGTAGGACCAAACCAATATGTCACCAAAACGGGGAGAATAAAACGTGTGGATTAATTTATACAAAGCAGAGCGCATTGATAGCGCCGAGAATATAGCAAAAATAGCCGGCGTAATTAGTACAGATGAAATTGACTTACAAGGCGAGTCAGTAAAGCAGGACGGGCTAGACTTTACCTATTTTCTAAAAAAAGGTTGCTTCAACTATGAACATAAAGCCGGCGCTGAAAATATGTTAGGTTACCCAACTAAAGTCAGGCAGCGGAAAGGCTACACAGAGGTTGAGGGCGTTTTATTGTTAGACAAGCCCAAAGCACAAGATATATATCAAACGGCCCAAGCGCTAAGAAAAGCGGGACGGCAGCGCACACTAGGATTTAGTATAGAGGGTCAAGTGCTAGAGCGGGATTCAATGAAGCCCCAGCTAGTCACAAAAGCACGGGTCATTAATTGCGCTATAACGTCAAATCCAATTAACCCGAACACCAGCCTAGAATTGATAAAAAGCATCATGGCGTTAAAAGGGGTAGGTTATCAAACACCGTCCCAAATTGACTCTAATGGTATTTCAGCGCTAGTCCCACAACAACTATCGAGTGACCTTGTAAACGCAAGCTCAATAGTAAATAGCGAGTTTAACTTGAGTGACGAGCGTTTAGAACGTACAATACGAACACTAAACAAATTATTCCCTAGCGCACCAGCGCCAATGCTTGTGCGTATTTCCAAAAAATTATTAAGTGGAGAGATCTAATGGATTCACAGGAATTAATCCAAATGATGAAAAGCGTGGGCGCATCCGACGAGGTCGCAGAGGTGCGAGCCCGTGACTTTATCCGACAAAAAGAGGACAATGAGCGATTTGAAAAGTCATTGACCGCCTTGGAAGATGTAGCACTTGCACAGCAAGAAGCAGAAGAAGCGCATCAAGACCGCCTTGTTAAAGCCTTTGACGACGGTCAGCAATCAGTAGCAGAAGCAATGGCGCCCGCCCTTGATTCATTGCTTGCAGAGCAACGAGCCCAGAACGAAGCACTTTGCAAGGGCCTAACCGGTGCTTTAGAGCTCATTAAAAGCTTAAAGGCAGATGTACAAGCGCTAAAGGGTCAGAATGTAGCAGTAGAAGCGCCAGCAATGGCTAAAAGCGTTTCTTACTTACCGTCCCCAAATGACAATGTGAATAATGACAGTGATCTGAGCCGTGACGAGCTTTTTAAGGCTTTAGGCGAAATCTCTACTAACTCACCGGAACGAGCAGCGGACCTTATGAAAGCCGCCGCTTTACTAGAATCCGGCGTAAATCCGAACGAAATCAAGAGCCGTTTTAACATTTAAGGAGAAAATTATGTCTTACGGTGTACCCTCAAGCGCAGATATGGCGGCTCTAATGGGCCAATTACAAAAAGCAAATAGCAGTTATGTTGGCTATCAAAGCCCCCTAGTACCAGCGGGCGGAAGTCAAGTTGCTAATAACATTTCACCGCTAGTCCCTCAGCAATTAGCACAAACTTTGAGCATTGCTACCTCTAGCATGAATGATCTTAAGTTGTGGCCTATGCTCTCAAAGGTAGCGGCTCAAAATACAGTTGTTGAATATAACCGAGTTTTACAGCACGGTGCAGAACACGCCCCTTTCATTGCAGAGGGCGGAACCGCCGCACTAAACCGCTCAACCTATGAAAAGGTTGCTGTACAAATCAAGTACATGGCTGAACGCCGTGAAGTGACCGATCAAGCTTCAATGGTTAATATCGTTGGGCCAAGTGCGGACGGTATTGCAGAAGAAACCCGCCGTGGTACAGAGAACCTTTTACGCCGCCTTGAAAAAGAATTATTTCATGGCGATAGCTCTCTAAACCCGCTTGCTTGGGACGGTATTATTAAGCAAATCAAAGACGGCGGTAATGTTGCAGATTTGCGTGGCAAGGCCGTAGATGCTCTTTATCTTTCAGAGGTACTAGGCGCTCTTTATTCGGCGCCTTTCTATGGTATGATCTCTCATATCCTAGTGACTCCTAAAGTGCTTTCTGAGCTCATTAAACAAACTGTTCACCATGGCCGCCATGATCAAATCCAAATCAGCGGTTCAAATGTGACCTTTGGTGCTCAATCTATCAGCATCACCGGCCCTTATGGTCCTGTTCCTGTTGTGGCTTGTCCTTTCCTAGAACGCCATGATCGCATTGCGCCAGCTTTAGCAACTAGCTCAGTATTTGACGGCACCGTCACCGCCCCTACAATCGGCGTAGCAGCGGCAGCGGCTCAAAATGCGGCTTCTAAGTTTGTAGCGGCTGATCAAGGCGACTACATCTATCGTGTTGTACCGGTAGGTAAAGACGGTGTTGGTGAAGCGGTTGACACCGTAGCGGTTTCAGTTGTAGCGGGTGATCAAGTTACATTTACTATCGCTCAAACTAACACTACCCAAGTTGATTTCTACCGTGTCTATCGTAGTGCGGCAGATGCGGCAAATGCTGACGGCGCTTTGCTTATTGGTGAGATTGCCCGTACTAATGCGGCTACTGTTTTCACTGATAATAATGAAGATATTCCGGGCTGTTCTGATATTGTCTTTGTCAATCAGAGCCCCGATTATATGTGCTATTATCAAATGCTTTCTTTGGTACGCCGTCCGCTTGCACAGCTTTCAACTAGCTATCCATTCCTCTTAATGATGTTTGGTGCGCCGGCTGTTAAGCTACCTAGCAAGATGTTTGTTGTTACGAACGCCGGTGTTAATGCATCAAGCGGCCTAAGTGGTCTTAGTGACCCGATTCTACTTGGCTTGAACCCATAATCTGACGGGGGTAAGAATAAATGTGGCTTTGTGAACATAGAAAAGACGGGACTTTATCACTTGCGGACGGTCTAGTAATTATTAAAGATTATAAGATTGTAAGTGAATTGAGCGACGCACAGACGGCAAAGCTTCATTTATTGCCCCGTTGGAAGTGGGTCCAACAAGAAGAAGAACAAGCGCCAGCAATGGAAGCAAAAACAGAGGAAGCGCCCAAGCCAAAGAAACGGCGAGGGCGCCCCCGTAAAAATCAAGGATAAGTCTAAATGGCGACTATCAGCGACAGAGGTTTTGATACAAACTACCTAAAAAATACTTATTTGCTAGGTGTTGACCTAACTTTGGACGACGGTAGCCCTTATCCAGATGATATATTTTCTAGCTCGATTGTACAGGCAGAAAGAGCCGTGAGCGACGAGCTAGGACTAACATTCTCTCCACAAACCTTTGCAGAGAGACACGATAAAGAGCCGGACGGGGCGCCGGCATGGTTTCCTATTAGGACACGATACCGGCCCTTAGTCAGTGTTGAAAAATTAAATGTAATCTATGGCCAAAGCACGACGAGAGCGGAATTACCGCCACAGTGGGCCACGGTCACGGAACCAATGGCCGGACAGATACACATAATCCCCACAACGGACGGCGCAAGCTCTTATATTATGAGCGGCGGCTTACCCGTGATCTTAGGACTTGGCGGGCTTCATGCTCAGTATTATATACCAGCATATTTTGAGCTCGAATATCTAGCCGGATTCCCGTTGTACAAAGGTACAGCGACTATCCAACAGGGTCAAACTAGCCTTGAAATTGCAACGCCGCAACGGTTCACAGATAGATATGATGCAGCCTTGACTTTGCCACAAGGGACCACGGCAAGCGTAATTAACAAGCGGTTTGATAGTTTTACCGTCAAGCTAGACCAAGCAGCAGCCGCAAATATAGACTTGTCATGGACGATTGACACCTTACCGGCGGATATAATCAGAGCGGTATGCTTGAAAGCGTCACTTTTAACGCTAGATGTAGCGGGTGACTTGATTAGTGGCGCCGGTATAGCGTCGGTTAGTACCAGCCTAGACGGCTTGAGTCAGAACATTAACACGACCTCAAGCGCTACAAACTCGGGCTATGGCGCCCGTGTGATTCAATTCACAAAGGAATATAAAGAGCTAATGGCAACGCTAAAGGCGACTTATAGAGCAATGAACATTGCAGCGCTTTAGGGGCTTATTATGATTCTCAATAGCCGTGTACCTAACAAGCTGATACCAAGAGCCGACTTTAAGCCGGAACAGTTTAGAAAAGTGATCATGTCTCACGGCATGGACCTCTCTTGGCAACAAAGCGCCGAATGTCCTTGCAGCAATCCCAGCGCCGACTATGGGTTCAATATAGCGAGTCAAAGCACCGCCTACAGTGAGCAAGCTAGAAATGATTGTGAAGCTTGTTATGGGCGGGGCTATATATGGCACAGTAAACAACAAATAAGGGCCGTAGTCACAGGACTAAGAAAAGATGATCAAAGGTTTAGCGATATAGGCGGTACAGAGTTTAGCAAGGGTCAGATAGGTATCACATTACTACCGGAACACTTGCCAGCACTAGGGGACCGCTTCACCGTTTTAAGTAGTGCTATTGTTTACAGAGAAACCCTAACTAGATCAAATACACTGATTGACGCCCCTAAATATCCAATCATAAAAAGAAGCCATGATCTAATTGGCGGCGTTATTGAGTTTGGATTACGGCACTTAGTTGTATCTGATATAAACGGCGTTGTAGATCTAAATGCACAGCCTTTAAAGGGCACAGACTACCAAGTAAGCGCCACCGGTCAAATTGAATGGCTAGACGCACAAACAGCACCCACACAAGGCCAACGATTCTCTATTGAGTATTACGCAAACCCAACTTATATAGTGACCAGCCACCCCCATGTAGTCAGAGATACACAGATTCAATTTAAAGCGCCGGCGCCCTATCATGCAGAATTGCCAATTTACGCAGAAGCAACCTTAGAGTTTTACGGAACACCCGAGGGGGCCTAGATGATTGATCTAAAAGAATACGGCTTAGATTCACGATCTAGGCGGGCCCGCATGAAAAGAATTGGCGTCGCAATCGTAGCAGCTTGGAGAGCTAGCGCAAGTGAGTCCGGTTTAAAAAGCACATTGCGAGAGTATAAGAGGGGCGTACAAATCACAGAGTCAAGCGAGAGTCATGTAATAG